TTATGTAGCCGAAATGGTTGTGGTAATAGTCCCCCGAAGCCGCTGCGCTGCTACCTCAAAATAATGATCACTGGTTTCTATACCAATAAATTTTCGCCCTGCTTTCAGTGCAGCCACACCCGTTGTCCCTGACCCCATAAAAGGATCAAGGACTGTTCCGCCACTATTCACAGTCCTGACCAGTTCCGCCATTAGTTCTTCTGGTTTTCCGGTCGGGTGCATTTTCTTTGACGGGATAACTGGGAACGTCATGCAGCCGTCGAACGGTCCCGAAGGCGATTTATCTAAATGGCCTTTGCTGCCCCAGACGATGTATTCGCACTGATGCCGGAAATACCCGGTATGTGGTGTTCGTGACCCCCTCCCCTTGTTCCACGCAATGATGCCGCGCCATGTAAAGCCACTGGCCTGAAACGCATCGGTTAAAGCTGGTAGTTGTCGCCAGTCAGTAAATACCAGGGCATAACCGCCCGGCCTGACTGCGCGGTGTGCCTGTGCCATCCATAATTGTGTCCAGTAAGCCCACGAACGGGCGTCCATGTTTTCACCCGCGAACCCATCAAAGCGGTGAAGGTTCTCGCCGTTCAGATATTTTGCATGGCTGCCCTGGTTGGTGCGTCCGGCCTTGTGTGTCGCGCCCGAACTGTAAGGCGGGTCAGTGATTAAGGCATCAATGCTTTCTGGCTCAATCAGCGGCAATATTTCCAGCGCATTCCCACGACAGAGCGTGGCATTGTCAGTCTGATAAACCTTAGTGTGTTCCGGTGTATGTGCTGGTTGGTGCTGGATTGCGATCCCCACGGTCATAACTCCTCATGTGTGTGGGGTGCTCGATGGCTCTCGTTATCTGGTTAAGTGTTTTGCAGCGCGGACATTTTATTTCAATGTAGTGAAATGAGGCGCGGGCAAGTAGTTTGTTGCAATTTTTGCATCGTACATTTTGCGTCATTTGCGGCACCTCTTGTGTGGTTACTGCTGCCGATATGATAGCAAATCGATCGTTTTTATCGATCGGATTTATTGCATCGATCTGTTATGCCTATTGCTTATGTATGGTGCCCTCATTTGTGAGGGCACCAAAAAGAAAACCCGCAGTTTTTACGCTGCGGGTTTGTTGTTCATGTCTGTGAGATAGGGTGCCGTTTCGACCAACCTTAGCAACCGATTGACGGGGGATTACTCCCCCGTCGCGGTTATCTTACTTATTACATAGTAAGAATGCCGCAATTTCCGTGCCAGCAAACCTGAATCGTAACTCGCACGGTGATGTGTGGAGGATCCAGATTATCGCTACCGCAGTTATGCAAAGTAACAGGGTTTTTAACGGAATTTGCGTCATAACGCTTGTCTCCTGAGAGGAGAGGCGCTAACCTTCTACTTGCGAAGGTAAGAAGTGTTAGGGCCTCGGTTAAACAGAAATGTTTTCCGGGGCCTTTCCACATCTGGCCTTCGGGTATTCCCTCCGACCATCAGCCGAAAGGCACCCGCGCGTAATCTATCGCTTTTTTGTTACTCCGGCAATTCTGCCTGTTAATTCTGAGGTAAAGGCAAACTCATCTGATTGTTTCCCCTGTGTGAAGCTGGCAGCTCATGCCACGGGATACCTTCTGAAGAGTGAACGCCGGAGGCGTGTTTTGATGTGAATTTATGGAAGGCTTCCAGTGTTGAGAAGCATACGCCGCATTCCAGGTTGTTACACTGGTAATACTTTTGCCGCACGGTGTTTGAATCATTTTCCGGACGACTGGTGCGGATACGGGCAGATGCGCCACAAAGCGGACAACGGAACATAGCGACCTCCCTTAACGTGGTGCTGGCGCTATTCTAAGTTGTTCAGTCTGTTTCTGCTATCCATTCCGGGATTTTTGCCTCAAGCTCAAGCTGCGTGGTAAAGCCGCTGTTATCAATGATGTGCTCGGCTTTTGCAATAATCCAGTCCTGATTATCAATCTCGCTTTTAAATCCTGTTACCGTGCCATGCATTTCGGGGTAGAGTTCTGCACGACCACGTGCCAGCGTGATGGAGAATGATGCGGCTCCGCGTTGTAGCTGCTGCCACTTTGCCGCCGCTGCGCGTCTTGCTGCCTGTTCGTTCTGATAAGTCTTGCGTAACACAAACACATTGCCTTCCGCGCCTTCCATATAATCACCTTCACGGCTGCTGCTTTTCTCCTTTTTGGTTTTTGGCGGTTTGCGGCGTTTCACGCTGACTTTTTTCTTTTTCCCGTAATTAAGATCAAGCCAGTAAGCGCGTACCCCCGTATACGCTTCGCGGTCAGCAATGCGGAACTGATGGCGATCGCCACTGCTGCGCGTGATGGCGAACGATGGCAACGGCTGGCCCTGTGCGTTCACGCCACTGCCTGGCATAATGAATAACAGATTACCGCTTTTTACCGTGGTGATTGCGCCCAGCATTTCCGCCATGCGCGTAAGAAAGGACATGTCGCTTTCTTCGGTCTGGTCGGCGTGGTCGATTTCGATATCCATCAGCATTTCGCTGATTTGCGGTTTCAGACCGTACCGATGAGCGATGGCGGATACCACACGCTCAACGGTCACATCATGCCAGGACACCTCACGTTTAACGTTAAATTCATCCCGAAAATCTGCGCTTCTGGCTGAAACAGTCAGCCTGTCCGGCGGTCCTTCGTGAGCGATTTCATCAACAATGTAAGTGCCTTTTTCTGTCAGCGGTTCGCCTTTCCAGCCAATGAGAACCGTCAGGCGCGCGCCCCGTGGCGGTAGCTGCAACTGACCATCCGCATCATCCAGCGTGATGGTGAGCTGGTCCGCCTCAAATCCCCGGTTGTCGGTCAGTGACAGGCTCATCAGGCGCTCTGCCACGCCTGACAGCGTTTTACCCTCCGCGAGAATATCAAAATCCGGCATTTTCACGGGGTCTGTGCCCTGACTGAGCAATTGCATGGTGGTGTCGGTCATCTGCTCCCTCCTTGTGTGGCATGGTCGCATGTGCGTGCGGAGGGGGTTACTGCTTTTTGTTGTCGCCGTGGCGGGAGAACGGCGCAGGGGTGAGATTACGCGCGTGGTGGGTGATGATTGTTGCCGAATCATTTAACGGATACAAGGGGCTGAAGCTATGAGTGAAACTCGTTTTCATGGTGCCCGTGTTACGGAAAATACCGACCTGGTAACAGCGATTAACGATGTTGATTCCAGCGTTATCGGTATCGTGGCAACGGCGGATGATGCGGACGCGAAGCTGTTCCCGCTGAACAAGCCCACACTGCTGACCCGCGTCAATGACGTGCTGGGAAAATGCGGAACAACGGGGACGCTTTATCGTGCGCTTAAGGCCATCGCAGACCAGGTGAGCACAAAGGTGATCGTCGTTCGCGTGGCTGAACACAAAGAAGAAGACGAAAAGACGCAGGATCAACTGGTTATCGGTGGTTCTGAGGATGACGGCAGCTATACGGGGATGTATGCGCTGCTTGTTGCAGAGCAGGATGAAAGCATCGGATACCGTCCGCGTATTCTGGCCGCGCCGGAGCTGGACACGGAGGCGGTGACAAAATCCCTGTGCGTGATTGCGGGTAAACTGCGCGCATTTGTGTATGCCTCATGTCACGGCTGTAACACGATGGCTGAAGCGATTACCTACCGCCAGAAATTCAACGAACGTGAAGTGATGCTCTTATGGCCGGACTTCATCGCCTACAACCCGAAAAGTGGCGAAAACGAAACGTTCCCCGCGCCTGCTTATGCGTGCGGCCTTCGTGCGTACATTGACCATGAGCAGGGCTGGCACAAATCGCTGTCCAACGTTCCGGTTAAAAATGTGCTGGGGATGTCGAGGCATGTGTTCTGGTCGTTGCAGGCCGAAGACAGCGATGCCAACAGCCTCAACAACAAAGAAATCACGACCATTATTCGTCGCAACGGGTTCCGCTTCTGGGGCAACCGCACACCGGAAACGAACGCCTACATCTTTGAGGTGTATACCCGAACTGCACAGGTGCTGGCTGATTCAATTGCGGAAGCGCAGTTTGAAACCATCGACAGTCCACTGACGCCTGCGAACGTGAAGGATGTTATCAGTGCCATCAGGGCAAAACTGGATTCACTGGTTACTGCCGGGAAACTGATTGGCGCGGAGTGCTGGTATGACATCGTGGATAACAGCACCACGAATTTACGTCAGGGGCGTGTGCGTATTCGCTACAAATATACGCCCGTTCCTCCGCTGGAAGACATGGAGCTTTACCAGTCGTTTACTGATGAATTCTTTGGTCCCGCATTTGCGGTGCTGGGAGGTGCCTGATGGCTGTACCAAAACATCTTCGCTTTTTTACGCTGTTTGTGGATGGTGAAAACGAAGTGGGTAAGGTGACGTCCGTCACCCTGCCTAAACTGACGCGCAAAACCGACAGCTACCGGGGTGGTGGCATGATGGGGGCGGTAAGTATTGATCTCGGTCTGGACGACTCCGCGCTTGATGCGAGCTTTGTCATGGGGGGCGCAGTTCGTGAGCTGTTCCTGAAGTATGGCGGCACGATTGACGGCACGCTGCTGCGTTTTGCGGGTGAATACTACACCGATGATGAAAGCGACCTGTATGAAGTCGAAATGCGCGGACGTGTGACGGAAATTGATATGGGGGAAGCCAAACAGGGCGAAGCCACATCACACACTTACGCCATTAAAAACACCTACTACAAGCTGAGTGTTAACGATCGCCCGTTGTGGGAGATTGACCTGCTGAACTTCATTTACCGGAAGGACGGCAAGGACATTGTGCCCGATCGCATCCGTTCCGCGCTCGGGCTTGGCTGATAAGTAATATGCAGGCGGCGCAGTGCGTCGCCTCTGACTGAAAGGAGTTTCCTGATGAAAGAGACGAAAAACATCGATACCGAAAATACGGTCGTTGCTGACACTGTGAAAGAAACCAGCGAGCGTGGCGTAAAACTGACCCGACCAATTGAGCGTGGTGGCGAAAAAATCACGTATGTGGAGATCACCGGGGCTATTGAGCAGGCTGGATCCCTGCGTGGTCTGTCGCTGTCTGATGTGCTGAATCTGAAAGCGGATACCATGTTCACGCTGTTGCCTCGCGTGACCTCGCCACGACTGGATGAAGTGATGATTAAAAAAATGTCGTCACGCGATTTTATTCAGTTGTGCGCTGTGGCTGTAAATTTTATGAGCGAGCCAGACTCTGGCGCGAAGAGCGTGCAGGAGACGGCAGCGTAATCACCCTGGTGTGCTTTGAGCACATCGAAGATCTGGTGGCGGATATTGCCGCCATTTTTAACTGGTCGCCCGCCGAAATCTTCATGATGACGCCCGGCGAAGTGGTTAGCTGGCGTGAGCGGGCGGCACTTCGCAGCGGGAATGCAGACAATGAAGACTCTTGACATCCGGGTCGCTTTCAGCGCCGTTGACAGGCTGACCCGGCCTGCCGAAAACGCCCGCCGCCTGATGGGGCAGTTTGGTGACTCCATCCAGCGAACGCAGGGGGCGATCAAAAATCTCGAGCGTCAGGCGCGTTCATTTGAGCGCGCCCGTGACGCTGTCGGTAAAGCGGATGCTGGCATATTGAAAGCACGACGCCAGCTTAACGCCCTTAATCAGTTACAACGCACGGGTACAGTGCTCAGCGAAAAACAACAAAAGCTGATGCAGCAGTTAAGCACCCGGCTTGAACGCCTGAATGAATCGCGCACACGGGAAATTCAGAAAATGCGGGAGCTTGGCGGAGAGCTGAAACGCCACGGCATTTCCCTGACAGGCAGCGATAACACCATCCAGCAGGCCATCAGACGCACCGAACAGTACAACAACCAGCTTGAACGCGAACGGCAGGCGCTTGCGCGTGTAACACGGGCGCGTGAGCGGTATTCGCGCGCGCAGGAAACAGCGGGAAAACTGAAAACAGGTGGTGCGCTGGCAATTGGTGCGGCAACGGCGGGCGGCTATGCTGCCGGGCGTTTTTTGCAGCCTGCGATCGGGTTCGGCAAAGAGATGTCCCGCGTTCAGGCACTGACGCGAATCGACAAAAACAGCCCACAGTTTAAGGCGCTGCGTGAGCAGGCGTTAAAACTTGGCTCTGAAACACAGTTTACTGCGAGTGATGCCGCCAGTGGGCAGAGCTTTCTGGCAATGGCTGGTTTTACTCCGCAGGCCATTCAGGCCGCATTGCCCGGTGTTCTTAATATGGCGCTGGCAGGTGGCGTCGAACTCGGCGAGACGGCTGATATAGGCTCCAATATCCTCACACAGTTCAACCTGACAGCCGATCAAATGGACCGTGTTGGCGATACGCTGACAGCAGCATTCACCCGGACCAATACTGATTTACGCGCGCTGGGCGAAACCATGAAGTATACCGGTCCGGTTGCCGCAAAACTTGGTATCAGTCTTGAAGAAGCGGCAGCCATGGCCGGGATGCTTGCCAATAATGGTCTTCGCGGAAGCGATGCTGGTACGGCCATGCGCGCAAGTCTGTCCCGCCTTGCATCACCGCCAAAAGCTGCGGCTGATGCACTGAAAGAGCTGGGGGTGTCAGTTGCTGACGCCAGAGGCAAAATGCGCCCGATGGAGGATGTGCTGCTTGATCTCTATAAGGCGACACAAAAATACGGACAGGTGGACCAGGTTTCCTTCTTCAAGGACATCGCCGGAGAAGAGGCGTTCGTTGGTTTGCAGACGCTTGTTGCGGCGGCTGGTTCAGGAGAGCTGCAAAAACTGACCAGAGAATTGCAGGGGGCAAGGGGAGAGGCCGATCGCGTCGCAAAAGTAATGGCCGATAATCTTGATGGGGACCTGAAAAATCTCGACAGCGCATGGGAAGGTCTTCGTATTCGCATCAGTGATCTGGTTGACGGTCCGCTGCGTTCTGTCACGCAGTGGCTCACGCGGGTGCTTGAAAAAATCACCTCGCTGGCGCAGGCCCATCCGGTACTGACGCGCCAGCTACTGATAGCAGGCGGTGCGTTGCTGGCAATGACTGCAACGATTGGCTCGTTGTCGCTGGTTATTGGGGTGCTTTACGGGAAGCTGGCCACCCTGCGTCTTGGTTTTGACATTCTTACCCGGTCAATGAATGTCGTCAGGGTGTTGCCTGCGCTGTGGGGAATGGTGACGGGTTCCGTTTCTTTACTGGGAGGCGCTATCGGGGCGCTGTTCAGTCCGGTTGGTCTTATCGTGGCTGCGCTTGCCGGAGCTGCCGTTCTTATCTGGAAATACTGGGATCCCATCAGGGCATTTTTTGCCGGGGTGTTCAGCGGGATTATGGAAAGGCTGACCCCGTTGCGCGAAACCTTTGAACGGTTTGGTCCTGTTTTTGACACAATCGGAAGCGGGATCAGCCAGGTGTTTAACTGGTTTAAATCGCTGCTGTCACCGATGGAGTCCAGCAAGGAAACGCTGGATAAATGTACCAGTGCTGGCGAGATATTCGGTAACGTTCTTGGCGGTGCGTTACAGCTTGTTCTGACACCTGCAAAAATGCTACTGGATACGCTGGCGTGGATACTTGAAAAACTTGGCGTCCTTCCGGATGAAGCGGAAAGGGCGCGCAAGAAAATCGAAGACGCACAGCGTGCGGCCATTCTTCAGGACAAGGTTGCCTTGCTTCAGGGTGACCTGGCGAAAATCAATCCGCCGAAGCCTGTGGAAAATGGCAATGGCACCGGAGGTAATAAACCCAAAGACAACAAACCGCTCACAGACAGCAATACCGGGACGCTACGCAGACTCAGCAAAATTGCTGATAACACAGGTAAGCTGGTTGATGAGACGAAAAAACGCATTGGCCCCGGCGATATTGTCTTTAAGAACCTGCCCCGCGCACTTGCTGTTCGTGGAGAGTGGCAGGAGCGGAAGATTGCGCAGGTCAGTAAGCCTGCCCCCGCAATTAATATCACACCCGTGGTCCCGGCTCCGCTGCCTCCGGCGCTGGTCCCTGTTGTTGCGGCCAGTTCCCGCCCGGTGGCGGAGGCCATACGATCGCCAGTGGCATCAGTTCCTGCAACTTCCCGTAACCGGGAGCCTGTTGCCTCCGGATTTGGCGGTGAAATTCATGTTCATCTGCATAACGTTGTTACACAGAATCCCCGCGAACTGGCGAAACTGGTCGGTGAAATGGTCAGGGCAGAAATGGAACGGCGCGCCCGTGCCGGGCGTGGCAGTTTTTACGATAAAGATTGAGGAGTCATGGCCATGATGATGATCTACGGCATGTTTGTTTTTGAGCTGCGCACGCTGCCGCATCAGCAGTTACAGCAAAACAAAAGCTGGCGGCATGTGAAAAATGAACGCGTTAACTGCTCAGCAAGCTGGCAGTATATCGGTGCAGGTGATGATCGCATCGTGCTTTCCGGCGTGCTTTATCCTGAAATTACAGGTGGCGAAGTGTCGCTTTCGTTGCTGACCACGCAGGCGTATACAGGACGCCCCTGGCCTCTGATTGATGGTGTCGGGCAGATTTACGGCATGTATGTACTGACTGAAACGAATACGACCCGCTCCGAGTTTGATCGCTACGGTAAGGCGAAAAAGATAGAATTTTCACTGACCCTTGAACGCTGTGATGAGGATTTGCGGGAGCGCCTGCAATCCTCATCGTTCAGCGATATGCTGTCCGGCTTCAAAGATAAAGTGACATCATCCCTTAACAGCGCGGCCAGTTCAGTTAAAGGACTGTTCTGATTTAATGCTGGCCACTCATACCCTCATACCTGGTAATAAGTGGCCAGTCTTAACACTCACCATTTGATTGCCCCCGTATTAACGATTTGTTACTGGGTATCAGACACGCTGGATAGCCAGTAGAAACATACCATTAAAATTATTACAATAATTGGTCACATGATTATCTTATGCTGAATAATAGAGATATGAATATTAATGAACTTAAAGACTGTATTCACTATGAAGTAATCGGTAGCGAGCGTCCTTTCTCCTGGCGAAAGGCAATTGTTCGCGCAATAAAACATAGAAGACTTCGTTATTTATTTTGGTGGCGCATAGCCAAATACCTTTTTGATAAAGGCGGATACTGTCGGAAGATTGCGGGAAAAATAGAACGTTTCATTCTTGATAAATATAATGTAACAGTCCCTTTAACTGTAAATATAGGGAAAGGCTTTGATATTTCTTATCTCAACAGTGTTGTTATCGGTCACAAAGTAACAATCGGTGAAAATTGTTCAATTAAGCCCGGAGTAACTATTGGACTTCGCGGGGAATTTAATGATATGGATATTGTTATAGGGCATAATGTGACCATTGGTTGTAATGCCACCATTCTTGGTGGCAAAGTGCGTATAGGAAACAATGTCACAATAGGTGCTCATGCATTGGTATTGCATGATATTCCTGATGATTCAACATTCATCACTAAATTTCAGTCTGAAGTTATCTGCTCGTCCTCCCGAACATAACCCTGATTCATCAGCTCTGGCCATACGATATCCGGAGCTGTACTGGTGTCAATTCTACTCACTAATACTCTGTATTTTCTCCAGGAATCCAGTTGTGAATTTTCCTCGTTTGTTGCTATTTCAAGATTAACTGCATCCTGCAGAATTGCGATGTTATCTGTTGCTTCCTGGATCAACCTTGCCTTTTTCTCTTCCGCTTCCCGTATCCGAAACAGTTTTTCTGCTTCCTCATCCTTCACCCAGGATACGCCGTCCCACTTCTGATACTCCCCTGCTGGCGACAACCAGGTGACATTCTCTGATAGCGGTCCGAGTTCAGAAATAAACAATGCGTCCCCCGACGCCACGTCATAGACCGTTTTACCACGATGGTCTTCAACAATATTCCACGATTCATTTTCACTGTTAAAAACTGCCACAAAGCCAGCAGGAATTTCCGGTGGGGCGATATCTGTAGAATTAGCTGGCAGCCCTGTATGAGGTGGAATATATGCGTCACCTTCACCAATAAACTCATTAGTTCCGGCCAGCAGGTTATAAATTTTTACGGTACGTGATTGTTCACTCATTCTGAATGCCATTATGCAAGCCTCACAATATAATTAAATGCGATGTTTTTAACGGTGTTTTCCGCGTTACCAGCAGCGTTAACGGTGATGGTGTGTCCATGTGAACCAATCGCAACAGAGTGCGTATGAGCGCCAATACCAACAGTGTGTGCATGTGCCCCAGCACTTGTAGCGGTACCTGATACTGAGTGGGTATGTGCGCCAGAAGAAGGCACAGTTCCATTCCCCACCACCGTGCCACTTGATGAACCATCCAGCCAGTCGAAATTCATACCGCCACTGTTTGGTCTCCTTAATGGAACGGTATGAGTATGTGCGCCAGCACTATTTGCAGTACCAGATACATTATGGGTATGTGCACCTGTGTTATTCGTTGATTTAGTACCGTAATCAAACGACGATGTGGTTTTCGTACCCAAATCCGTATTGGATGCGCTGGCACTGTGGGTGTGCGATTTAATGCCATCCTGTTCCTGAGACAATACGGCCCGACCACTGGCGGGTTTGCCCTTGATTGTCCAGCCGCGCATATCTGGAATAACACCAGAAGGATAGGCAATAGCCAGTTTCGGATATGCTGCCTTATCAAACGTCTGCCCCTGCATGATTGCATAACCTGCAGGTGGTGTATCTGATGGCCACGGCAGCGGAACACCTGGCGGAAACGCTTCAATATTTGCCGAGCCGTCAAATTTTACGCCGTTAATTGTCCTTGCCGTTTTCAGCTTTGTTGCTGTAGCAGCATTGCCGGATAGTTCGCCTGAAAGACCACCGCTGAATGTCTGTTTCGCCGCCCATGTCTGAGCTTCGTCGATAATTGGCACACGTCTTGTCGTAATCGTGCGGCTTCCCGGATTTCCTGAAATGCGAACCATAAAAAAGCGGTAATTCGCTTTACTTACAGTGCTGCGCCATACATGCATTGAGCGCCCCGTACCGGAATCATCACTCGGACCAACTGCGATGTTTATCAGGTTGCCATCAATGACGCCCCAGTCCATACCGTCGGGAATATTGGTCATGTTATCAAGCTGAACGGTTATCAGACTGCCCGGCACAAAATCGTAGGTCTGCCAGTCCAGGCTGGTGAGTTTTGCCACTGCGCCACCGATCCCCATATTCAGGGGCAACGAAAAGGAGTTATACACTTCTCGCCATTCGGTCCATGTGCTCCCGGCGTAGACGCGCTCAAAAGTGCGCCCCTGTGTGGTTTTTGATCTCCCTGTTGTTGTGTAACGCTGCCAGACAGATACACCATCAAAACGCCTGATTACTTCCAGTATCCCAAGCAATGTCGCCCCAGCAGCGTCCAGAATCGGACCGTTTGTCGCCTTTCCTGTAACACTGTAAATACCGGGGTCGGTTAGAACATTCAAATCACCTTCGTAATAACGGCTCTCTGACTGATGACCGACTCTTAACCACGGTTCCCACTGCGGATTTGATGCATCCCAGCTTGCCGCAAGGCAGCGAACGTACATATTCCCACGACGAGTGGTATAACGTTGCGTTCTTCCATAATTCCCGCCTTCGAGGATCTCAAGCGTCCCCTGAGCAAAGCCGCCTTCCTCTGGATAATTGCGTTCATATGAAGCTATAGCCGAGCTACTGTTACGCCATAAACCAAGATGCTCAGCGGCTCCAAGCGTATTCAGGTCTATAGTCGTACTCAAAGGGCGGGTAGCTGATTGAGTGTGACGCCATACGCCCCACGGACCATCAGTGCCATTCCACTTATTGACGAGTTTACGCATGTATACATTGCCGTCTCTCGTGATAAAACGTTGTGTGCCTGCAAAATTGCCAGCTGCAAAAACCTCAAGCACACCGACAGCATTATCTTCCGGGAAATTTTTCTCCAGTGTTGCGTTGGTGGATGTTGCTTTAGACCAGATGCCAAGATAAGCCTTAACGGGACCAAATGTATTCAAGTCAGCATCAAGCGGCATTTCGCCGTTGTTTTTCATAAACGTCAGGCTGGTAACACCAATATTGTCCAGAAAAGCTGATTTATCCTGGATATCTGCACCGTTCTGATTTTTCGCCAGACGTGAATTTGCGTTGTCATTTGCTGCCTTGACCGCTTTTGGCGTTGCCGCCAGCTTTTCACTGGTGCTGTTTGTTGCACTGCTTAACTGAGTAAAACCTTTTTCTGTCAGCGTGGCGTCAGGATGGCGGCGGGATTGCTCATGCTCTGCGATTTTATCATCGACGTAATCCTGCGTCGCCATCACTGTGCTGGCATCAATACTCAGCTCAACGGACGCCACGTTGCTGACAATAATAACCATGCGGCAGGTCTGCGCACGTCCGGAGCCTTCAGCCAGTTCTGGCTTATAGCTTTCTGCCATGTTGGATACCGCAATCAGTGTTCCGGCATCGTCATACAGACCAAGCTCACGCATCCAGAAGCCGCCCACTTCGGGCGGTACAACCAGTTCAGCCACGATATAGTTTTTATTCTTGTTATCCACGCTGACTTTATTCAGAGCGTGACGCCAGACCTCATGCACCAGTTTCGTCTGACCGGCATCCGGCACCGGCAATTTGCCATTACCGTCACCCACGGCCATTGCAGACAGGTTTACTTTTTTCCCGCCGGGGACGGTGGCGGCTGCCAGCTTCGCGGCTCCGGCAGTAGTGATAACGGTTTTAAATTTCGTGCTCATTGTTTCTCACTTATCCGGGATAAACAGTAATAACATCACCATCACAGACCACACCGCCTGTATACAGATAGCCGGGAATGTCCTGGATAATGTTCAGGCCGATAAGGTGGCGACTTGCGGGTTTGGCATCGGCAATCAGCCGTTCCATTTCCAGATACATTTCCTCAGTCACACCACTGTCCAGCGTGCCAACATCAACCTTGAATGTTCCGGGTTCGCCGCCGAACTCCCACCACTCAGACACGCGAATGAGGTATCCCAGCGGCTCAATGGCCCGGCGCAGTGCGCTGATGGTCCCTTTGTGTCGGTGTGTCAGCCATGCATCACGAATAACCTGTCGCTTTGTCTCTTCCGGCCAGTTGCGATCCCAGCGGTCAACGGAAAACGCCCAGGCGAGATAAGGCAGCAGATGCACCGGGCAGGTGTCCGGCGACCACAGCGTGTTGAGGTCTACCGGAATGTCTGTAATGCGTGTTCCGACGGCTTCGGCACAACGCATGAAATTGCTGGCTGATGGTGGTAACAACGAATTACTCATTGCGTCCACCTTCGCTGATGGTGAATGACTCACAGCGCGCCGCCTGTATGTCGCTGATGGCCATATTCTGTGTGGGTTCGATTATCTCCACGCGTTGCACACCGTGCACATGCAGTGCGGCAGCAATGGCGGACAACGCCACGTCCTGACCGATAAGCCCCTGCTCAGCCAGCCACTTCCTGAACGACGATTCAGCCGCAGCCAGAATAGGTTCGGATTCCGGGCCGGGATAAAAGTACAGTTTTGCATTCAGCCGCCATGTCACGATTCTGGCACTCTGTACGGTCAGGCGGTCGGCCACCGGGCGGGTATCCTCTGCATTCAGAACGGCACGAACGGTATTAAGCAACGCCTCCGTTGCTGTGCCGTCGCCTTCAGTGGACAGGATGGAAACCGTCACGTTGGCCGGAGACGGACTGATAGCCCGCGCATCACGCACCAGACCGCTGGCGCTGCGGGCAAAATACTCGTATGCACCTGACGGGCCAGCAACACTCAGGCCGTCGTACGCCCGCTGCGCCCGCAGTCTCAGCGAGGTGTCACTCTCCATCACCGCGTCGGTGGTATCCGTTGCCGGAGTGATGGTCAGGCGCTTTGTGTTCATATTGCCCGCGAGGTTGTCCAGGTCTGTCCCGGTGCTGTGGCTTAACATGCAGGCCCGTGCCCCCTCATTGACCCGCTGGCGTAACAGCATTTCACGAAACGCTGTTGTCTGGGCGATAACGTTCAGGGGTTCCGATTCCAGCTCCAGCGCGGCGGAGACGGCTTCACGCTGTTCGGCGGGATAAGCCGCAATCATCATGGCCTTTGTGTCAGCCAGAATTGCCTCAAAATCAGGCTCCGCGATGATGGCGGGTTCCGGTAACTGGGAAAGGTCAACAGCAGGCATGATTTACTCCCTCAGCGTGATGGTTAACTCAACATTCTGCATGGTCTGCATAACAGTGCCCGACAGCGTCACCCCGGCGCGGCCTCCTGCCTTCCAGACAACGTCGATGGCATCCAGGGCAATGCGGGGTTCCCATCGCGTCAGTGCAATCACGGCAGCACTCATGCATTGCAGACGCGTGGTGTTATTCATGGGTTCGTCAATCAAATCAGGCACAAGGCTGCCATATTCCCGTCGCATAACCCGGCTGGCCAGCGGGGTGGTCAGGATGTCCCTGACTGACTGTTTCAGGTGCTCCGTATCGTTCAGGTTTCCCGTTCTGTCCGGGTTCATTCCTGTGTAGCGGGTTGTCATTGCGGGCCTCCTGTCGAATCGCTGCCACCTTTAACGCCACCGTGTTTATGCGTATGCACTGTGATGCCGTTTGAGGTGAAATTGCCGCCGCTGTGCGTGATATTGCCGCTCATCTTTCCCCCTTTTGTGACGTCAAGCGTCGCTGTTCTCAGAAGGTCTGTGCATTCCACGACGGGCGTGTCCAGTGTCACGCTGACGGATGCCTGCAGGGTGGCCGTTTTCATGCCGCTGGCGCTCAGTGCGCCTGCGTCCGCGTCGTAGCGGAACACCGCGCCGTCCGGCGCGCTGATCACGATTTCGTTCAGGCTTTTGCCGGGGGCCGGACTGGCATCACTCCACAGGCTGCCAATTATCATGGCGGTTTCCGGGTTGCCGCCAATGCAGGCAATTACCACCTGTTCGCCTGGTGATGGCGGCAGCCACACATTGAAGGCTCCCGCGCGCGTGGTGTTCCAGCGCAGCCAGCCTGTTTCCAGTTCGCCGCTGCGAACGCGCACGCACCAGGATTCCTCATCAACTTCAGAGATGATCCCGGTACGGATGATGTTGCTCAGCAGTCGCATGAGTTCTGCGCTCACCGTACAGCCTCCGCAATCCGGCCCAGCACCGTGTTATAAATCAGGCGCTCATCTGCCTGGCTGATACCCAACAGCTCACGTACCGGGTAATCGGTGAAAATGCCCGGCGCAACCTGATCGCGCTCACCGAACTGATGAACGCGGGCAATACGTGCGGCCACGCCGCTGTAACCCACCGTCACACCGGAAGCATCTGCACGGGCTTTCAGGTAGCGGGCGGTGCGCAGTTTTACGAACATGGGGACGCGCTTTGTGCTGTCCTGGTTGATGCGCCGGGTGCGTATTTCCAGAAAACGGTCGATGTCATCCCGGTAAAACGTGCGGATATTGTTTTTATCCTCATCCCACCCGGTAATGGTTCGCCCGTATTTCCCCGTGTCGTGATGCCAGTTTTTCAGCGTGCGTGCTTCGTTATTCCAGATAAAGCGAATGCGTTCCTGTATCCGGGTTACGCGGCGTCTGCGTGGTGTCCACGCGGTCCCGTCCGGCGCTTTCTGTGACCGGATACGCGCCTGCTGGGCGCGGCGTAAATCCTGTGCCAGCTTTCTGGCGATGTTATTGATGGCCTGCTGATTCAGGCTGTCGCGGATGGCCTCAAAGGTTTCATCCACGCGGGTGAATGCCTTATCCATCGCTTTCACCCCACGTCACATCCTGGAATACATGCGACCAGTCGCCTTCGGAAGATGGCAGGCGGGGTTTTGGCTCCGGCAGGTGTTCTGCCTGCGGTGTGCCCTGACTGCTGCGCGTGATGCGAACGCGTTCCCGCAGGGGGAGCGTAAACAGGAGATCGGCGCTGTCATCGTCATTGATAACGGCGGAGAATTTGATGTCCTGATTACGCTCAGGGTTGAGCAACAACTGTGGCTGATTTTCGGATAACCACGCCAGCAGCGGCAGCGTGAGGTCGTCCAGCTCCCCGGCGTAATCCATGACAAACATCACCATCTGATAGCGGTAAACAAACGAGGGCGTTTCTCCGGTCGTTTCAATGTTGCCGCTCTCCACGAAAATGGTGAATTTTTCCGGGTTAGCCTGACACCATCGGCATGAACGGGTCATGGCTTCACGCAGGGAATCAGTTTTCAGCATGGTTGTTATCCTCGTTGTTCAGTCGTTGCAGCCTGCGCTGTTCCAGTAATTCAATGGCCCGTTTATCCGCGTTACAGGTTTCCAGTGCATCCAGAAGGCGGTCGCCCCATATACCGAGATTTCCCCATGTGGGAGTGTCAGGGAAGGGAGGAGGCATTACCGGTATGGTCAGCGTCTGCGGTGTAAGCCGGACTGACGGCGCTGGCAGTGGCGCGTTCTGCGTGCCTGCGCAACCTGTCAGTAAAACGAGCGTCAGGCAAAGCGTGGGCGCATTCATCTTTTGCAATATCGTTGCGTAGCTGTTCACGTCTGGCCTCTCCGTCCTGATTTCTCTGTTGATTTTCCACGCGGAGTTGCGCCAGCACCTGCTGCATATCCTGTACCCCGGTGCTGATGATATTCAGGGTGTCGACGGTACTTTTCAGGGTGCTGGCCTGCGCTTCGTTTCTGGCGTTCTCCCGGCCCAGCGACCACGACAGACGCATGGATGTTCCCCATGCGGCAATCAGAAGGAAAGCGACGCCCAGCGTGGGCCAGAGCTTCATGCCGGATAGGCTCCGTGTGGTAACTGAAAATGCGGTCCGTCTTTCAGGGTCTTCCAGTCGCCGCCCCATTCCACCGGAATATTCAGTTCCCGGCTGGCCTGTCTGAATGCTGCTGCGATTTTTTCGTACAGCGGCCATTCCCATGACACCTGGCTGCCGATATAAGCCACAACATCCACGGCATGCCCCGTAAGGTGGCGGCTGTTCATGGTCTGGCTCTTACCCGTGGCCACCAGTTGCTTCTGGCGGTAACGGCTGCGCAACCCTTCGGTGATACCAAAATCCACTTCCGAGATTTCCAGTGCCCGTCGGGTCACTTTCACCAGATCAGGATTTACGCCCTGCAAATTCTTTTCGCTCCGGCTGCTGAATTTAAATGTGTTGCTCATTCGTCCTTCTCCTTCACCCTGCGATTAAAGGCCGCAATAACCTTGTCGCGTGCTTTCTCTGCACCCATAAAACCGATTGATGCGCCGATAAACGTCACGGCATCTTCAGGAAACCCGAAGAAGCGCAACGACCCGGCCACGGCCATGGCAAGAACGCCGCACGCCAGCGATCCCGTTACGGTCTGAACCAGTGTTCGTCCGTCATAAAGACTCATCAGCGCGGAAATGCTGACCGCCGCGCCTACTGCATACACCGTTGGCAGGTGGTCAAAGAGCCACGCAATAACCTGCTCTGTGATCCCTGTTTGAATGGTGCTCACTGCTACTCCCCCCACAACTGAATCATTTCTCGTTTCTTCTTCTCCGGCTCTGGCATCTCCACGTCCTGCCCGGCGTCCAGAAATACCTGCTGGCAGAGTCCGGGGTTGGCATCCAGCACCTTTTCGGTGACGCCCTGCGTCGTGCCGTAGTACCGGAAACAGAGCGAATCCACGGTGTCGCCTTCCAGTGCCTTTACTTTCATCAGCACAACTCCGCAAAGATTCGCGGGCGGCACAGAATGTCAGAGATGGCCCAGCTCACATCACGCCACAAATCCGATGTCTGTATATCCAGTGCGTCCGCCCTGCGGTCGCCCTTGTCCGTTGTGTCCGCATCGCGGTAACGCTCCAGAATCAGGGCGCGTGTGGCGGTATAAACAGCATTGCGCCAGTGCCAGAGATTGGCGCTTTCTCCGTTAATTACGGGTGCCGGAACATCGGCCAGCGTCAGATGGCCAGCCGCCTGCTGTTCCTGCTGCCACGCTTCCAGCTCGCGGGTAACGTGTGCCACTGCCCCGGTGGCGGTATGCAGCAGGCGGGAGGTGGTCACACGGCCCGGCAGTCGTATCGCCAGACGCAGCTCACGCAGCACAATATCCGGCCAGAATGCACCCGCTGAAATACGGGTATCACCATCATCGGTATCGGTGATGTCGTCCTCTGCGGGTCTTGGTTCAGTTCTGGCAACCATACTCATGGGGGTTCACTCCTGAAAAAAATCGGGCGGTGGGTGCGCGGTGTAAACGGTCACGGAGTCAAACCGGAACACCGCGCACGCCGCCCGCTGACGGGGTCAGTCGTTAACCGCGCTTCGCCTTCTGCGTCGCGGTGGTTTTTCGTGTTGCAGGCTTCCGCGTTGTCTTTTTACTTTTGCTGCTTTCGTCCTGCGCCTGCGGTGTGCTGGCATCTTCTGGTGCGGCTGCGGAATCGGCTTTTTTCAGGGCGCGGGAAAGGGTTGCAATCTCGCGTTTCACACCTGCGTTCGGGTTCAGGTGCATCGCTTCGCGCAGCAGCTTCAGTGATGAGGCCATGCTGTCCGCATCGGTCAGGCCACGGCGGGCAAAGGCGCACGCTTTGCATAATTTGGCGCGCACTTCGTCCGGCATGTCCTGGTCGGTGACAATCTCCCGGAGGGTGTCCAGTGGTTCGATAAAGGCGGACAAATCCGCGTCGGCATCCGTCCCGGCCTGCGTCAGTACCGGATTACAGATTTCTTCGGTCAGTACCGTGGCAGCAGTACGGCCAAAGTTATCCGGCATGATGAGGTTGTGATGGACCACATACGCGCCGATACGCAGCGCAAGCGGAAGATCGCCACAGTCAATCGCCCACACCATCAGCGTGGCAATCACTTCATCCTGCTGCCCGCCGTCAGCCTCCAGCGTTCCCTCAATCCAGCCGGAAAAATCCGGCAACAACTCTTTTTTGATGGCGGCTTTCGCGCTTCTGGCCTGTACGCCCTTAAGCCGGGCCTGTGCCAGACGCAGACGATACAGCACCTCTTCATGCGCGGTACGCGCGGCATGGTCCACGCCTTCATTCGCCCGGCCTGCGCGCTGTGCCATCACGTTCTGCCAGTGTTGCTGTGCAGGAGTAATCATTTTTTCTCTCCGTTACAGGCGGGCATGATGCCCGCCGTGAGTTGATTAGCTGTCGGCGAACTTCAGGTCAGTGACCATCGCGCACTTGCCATAGTCTTCAACGACATAAGCGTCATTGATGGACTGGTAGGTGGCGATGCGGTTGTATTCCGGTTCGTCTTTCATCAGACGACGCATTGAACCTTTCTGCCAGTAAATCGACAGGTTGTTGAACGAGGTGATCAGCATCGTTGAATCCGGGAAGAACGGCGCAAGGAACACGCCCAGCCCGCCAATGGTGCGCGATGACAGAATGAGCTGCCCGGCGAGTAATTCCGCATTAGGATTCTGGCCGCTGATGCTGTTCAGCACGGGCAGACGCAGCGAGTTAAACAGGTTGCGCCCCATAATCACCACGAGGTCGTCAGCTTCCTTGTGCCATTCATCCAGCAGGGATGAGCGCGCGTCCTGTACCAGTGCATCAGCGTTCGCATACTTACCCGCGTGCGCCACGGTGTTGTCCATGTTACGGGAGGTCAGCGTCACGTCATTCATAACGCGTTCGCTGGCGTCGGTTCTGATGTGCTCCAGCCACCCCACGTTAACGTCCTGAAGCAACTTGTTGGTGCTGAAGTTGGACTCATCCGCGTGAGACGTGCCGTTGAAACCGATCATGATGCGGTCAAGTGCCACCTGTCGGGCAATCTGTGCGCTGATGCGGGACTGAAAATCAGGGTGTGCCGCCCAGGCATCAAGCTGCGGATATGAAATAAACGTGTCGTAGTTCACCTGTTCGCACTGGTATTTGCGGTTTTTCAGATCAACCACATTATTCGGGTTACGGCGTTTTGTGCCGTCATAACTGGTATTCGTGCGCGCAATCGGCCCGGTGGTATCCAGGAGGATTTTTTCGCCTTTCTGGTCGGTCACGCCGATCACGTTAATTCTTTTTGTAAATTCGGTGCTTTCCTTTGAGGCGTTTTCAAAACGCTGCTGTACCGAGGGTTCCACGGTAAATCGCGATACCAGTGCGGAAACCGGGATATTGTTAAGCGACGCCTGCTGCGCCATATAGCAACCCAGCTTGTTGCGGGTAATATCTGACATCACCAGATTCATAAAAAATTTGCTCCTTTGTCTTATCAGAAGTCAGCCAGCTGGTCGGAGGCTGCGCCCGTTGCGGTGAACCGGTTCTGCGGATCGCCGTCCTGCGTGCGCAGTTTTTCCTTCAGTGCTGTCAGCTCTGTGGTCAGTGACGTAATTTTCTGGCGGTCCTGCTGATGGCGGGTTTCCAGCACATTAAAACGGTCGATAATGTCGGCCTGTGACGTTGCGACGCCTTCCACCGCTTCCTGAATACGGGAAAAACTGGCGTCATCCGCTTTGCGGCCACGGCCAATAATTCCCATTACGCGGTTAAACCACTGGATGCCTTCTTCCTGGCGTTGTTCTGCCATTTCGATGATTTCAGACTCGATGGCTTCGGAGATAAGCGGCGCTTCACCCTGGACACTGTTGAACGTCATTACCGCCTGACGTTGCTGTGCCGTGAATTTCAGGCGCTCAGTGCCCAGGCTTGCCGGGGTGTCGGTCATCGCCAGCCCGACCAGATAGGCGCGCCCGTTAACGGAGAACTGCGGGTGCAGTTCGATACTGGAATAGATTTTCTTGCCGTCAGCGACAAGCTGCTTCATGCGCTCGGTCGGTTCGATTTCTGCATACAGCGCAGTACGTCCGGCCAGCGGGCCTTCCGTAATATCTTCCGTACTCAGCGCGGTGACATCGCCCATTGCGGAAAATTCGCTTGACGGGCATGGCGAGAGATAGTGCTCAACGTTCACGCGGGCAGCGTAAACATCCGGGTTGAAGTTCTCGGCGGCTTCACGCAGATGTACCGGGCTGATTTCGCGGCCATCAACAGTTGATCCGGAGACAGCCACGCGAAACTTTTTGCGGGATGTCTTTTTTTCATTAGCCATAGTTTTTGCCCCTCTGACTGGTTCTTCAGTCATGATGGCAAAGCGTAACAGGCTGATACAAAGGGCTTTTGTTGTAAGAAAACGGCCAGAACAGGGGGTTAAGGAGAACGGTTTCGCGCGCGGGTAATCTTCCTGTAATTACTCAGGGGGAGCAATGATTCAGGACGCTTTTGTGCGCCAGCGTGCGCGGCAACTTTACTGGCAGGGTTATCCGCCCGCAGAAATATCACGTCTGATGGGAATAAACCCGAACACGGTTTATGCGTGGAAAAAACGCGACCAGTGGGATGAAACGCCACCCGTGCAGCGTGTCACGCAGTCCATCGATGCGCGCCTCATCCAGCTTACTGAAAAACAGAATAAAACAGGCGGTGACTTTAAGGAAATAGACCTACTGACCCGGCAGCTTAAAAAGCTGCATGATGGCCAGCCGGATGTGATGGCCGCAGGAAAGAAAGGCCGGGCGAAAAAACTCAAAAATCATTTCACGCCGGAACAGATTGTCGCACTGCGGGAAAAAATCATCAGCAGGCTGGAGTGGCATCAGCGGGGCTGGTTTGACTCCCTGACACTTTGCAAGGAAGCCGGGATACGTAACAGGATGATCCTGAAATCCCGACAGATTGGGGCGACCTGGTATTTTGCACAGGAAGCTCTGATGATGGCGCTGCGTGACGATGTGGCGCAACCTTACCAGCGTAACCAGATTTTTTTGTCTGCGTCGCGTCGTCAGGCGTTCCAGTTCAAAAGCATTATTCAGAAGGCCGCGGCTGAAGTTGATGTGGAGCTGAAAGGGGGCGATAAAATCATCCTCTCCAACGGCGCAGAGCTGCATTTTCTCGGCACTTCTGCTGCGTCGGCACAGTCCTATACGGGCAATTTTTATTTTGATGAATTTTTCTGGGTCAGTCGCTTTGCTGAACTGCGCAAGGTGGCTGGCGCTATGGCAACCCTCAGCGGACTGCGGCGCACCTACTTCTCCACGCCATCCACCGAAACGCACGAGGCATACGCCTACTGGAACGGCGACCGCTGGAACGAGAAAAAGGCCACGCATAAACGCCAGCGTTTTTCTGTGGACTGGAAAACGCTGCATAACGGGCTTATCTGCCCTGACCGGACGTGGCGGCAAATTGTCACGCTGGAAGATGTGGTTAATCACGGCTGGAAACACACCGATATTGACGAAATTCGTGATGAAAACACCGAAGACGAGTTCCGCAATCTCTATATGTGTGAGTTTGTCCGCGAAGGGGAATCGGCATTTAACCTGAATATCCTGATTGGCTGCGGTGTTGACGGATACGACGACTGGAAAGACTGGAAACCTTTTGCTCCCCGCCCGATGGGGAATCGTCCGGTATGGATTGGGTATGACGCAAACGGCAGCAGTGGCAACGGCGACAGCGGCGCTGTGTCCGTGGTGGTTCCTCCGGCTGTTCCTGGTGGCCGTTTTCGAACGGTGGAGACGCGACGCGTTCAGGGGCTGGAGTTTGAAGAACAGGCCAGAGTCATTGAAGAGTTCACGTGTCGCTACAACGTGGAACACATCGGCATTGATGTGACGGGCGGGAACGGGGAGGCTGTTTATCAGATAGTGAAACGGTTTTTCCCTGCTGCTATTCCGTACACCTTCACGCTGTCATCAAAACGGTCGCTGGTACTGAAAATGCTGCAAATAATGCGTGCCGGGCGGTGGGAATACGATCGCGCCGAACGCGAGCTGGTCGCGGCCTTTAACGCCGTGCGTAAGGTGAAAACACCGGGCGGCTTTATCACTTACGAAACGGACCGTGCGAGGGGGATCAGCCACGGCGACCTTGCGTGGGCAACCATGCTTGCTGTCATTAACGAACCAATTGGCGGCGAAGGGGAAAACGAGCGTTTTACGGTTATGGAGTTCTGATGAGCAGAAAAAATAAAAAAGTGCGCATGAGTTCACGCATTGATCTCGCTGATGCGCTCAGGAAAGAATCGTCGCTCAGTGCATTCACATTTGATGGTCCTTATCGCCTGACCGGGCATGATTTGCTGGACAATATGTACTGTGCTGATAACGGGCGGTGGTATGAAACCCCGGTGGACTGGTACGGTCTGGCAAGAGCTGCCCGGCAAACGTCCTGGCATCAGTCTGCGCTTTACTTTAAGCGCAATGTATTGCTCGGTTGCTATATTCCGCACCCGCTGCTTTCCCGGCAGGATTTCTCGGCGCTGGCGCTGGACTGGTTTGTGTTCGGTAACGCATTTCTTGAGCTTCGAAGCAATATGCTCGGCGAACCGCTTAAATTACGGCACGCCCTGGCGAAATACATGCGACGCGGAAGCGATCTTGAATCATGGTGGTATGTGCAGGATGGCAAGGATGCGTTTCAGTTTCGCCCTGGCAAAGTGTGCCACCTGATGAATCCGGACATTAACCAGGAAATTTACGGCATGCCGGAATATCTTGGCGCATTACTCTCGGCCAGCCTGTCTCATTCGGCGGACATGTTCAGAAAACTGTATTACGACAATGGATCCCACGCCGGGTGCATCATCTATATCGGTGCAGCGCAGGTAAACCGCGAAAGCATGGACTCCCTGAAAGAAACGTTACAGGGTGCGCGTGGTGGTGGTGCGTTTAAAAACGTGCTCATCCATGCGCCCAACGGGGGGAAAGAGGGGGTGCAAATTTTGCCGTTCCAGCAGATCACCGCAAAAGATGAGTTCATGAATGTTAAGGCGGCATCCCGTGATGATGTGCTGGCTGCGCACCGTGTTCCACCGCAACTGATGGGGGCGATGCCGGGCGAAAAAAGTGCGTTTGGTGATGTGGAGAAGGCCGCGCGGGTTTATGCAATTAACGAGCTGATGCCCGTTATGGAGGCCATGAAGCACATCAATGACTGGCTTGGCGAAGAGGTGATCCGTTTTAATTCTTATGCTCTTCTTGATGAAAAAACAGCCCCGTGATTGGGGCTGTCCTTTTTACCAGAGTTGAACCATTTTCTGGGTGCCGTCAGGCTTGAGATTATCAATTTCAGAGAGAACGTAATATTGAATGGCTTCACAAACGGTGGTGTATGGTGAATTACCTTCTTTAAGTGGCACGATATTATTATTAACGCGAACCTGTATTTCATCGTTATACATTGCGATCGAAACAGGAGTATGCACGAAGGCGACTTCGCCAGGTGTGTCGTCAACCACTGTCTCAATGCTGAAAATCAGTTTTCGCTCATCATTGCCGCCCCTTGCTTTGGGGGTAGCGGCAGGGATCTGAGATAAAGGCATTCTGCGAAACCCTTCAGTTGTTTCCAGTCCGCATGAAACGTAATGCTGGCGATTACCGTCGCTATCCGTCCATGTCTGTGATGGCAGCTCCAGAGAGATTTCATAAGCATCAACAATTCCCTGGGCAATTCGTACAAGTGGGGTCAGGTCTTCATTGCGGCGAAAACTCTCCTTTACCTGATCTCGTTTTTCTCGTAACTGCTTGTAATTAATGACCATAAAACAGCCTCCATTGATTTCTTTGCTCGTATTTTGCACTTATGAAGTGTGGTCGGCAAGGTGCCGCATCACTGACGCGCTTCGCTTGTCTGCTGCTTCGCCGGGGCATAAAAAATTTATGCCCCGGCTCTCCAGCTCCTGTATCAATCAGATAATTTCACGACGCCTTCCAGTTTATCGCCACCATCGACGGTCAGACTCTTACGCAATCCCACCACGTTGACTGTATGTCCTCGCTGCCTCAGTGCGATTTTGACGGCCTTACCTTTCACCCCATCAAATCAAAAGCCCTCACGCCTTTTTCATGCTCAGCGTGAGAAATATGGCCATTCTGTTGTGTCTCTGCGACATCGTTCAGGGAATGCTATTTACCCCCTGAAGCGCGGGCTGTTCCCCCGTCACCTGCGCGCAGAAAAAACGCGTTTTTTTGTGCACGCACGGATCCTTGACGGATCCAGCCGCCACGCGGGCTGGAAGGGCAAAAAGTCGTTCAAAAAAATTGTGCAAATTTGTGCACTATTGTGCAGCAGGGCGATGCGCGATTATCGCCCTGGTTTGAGAGGAAATCAGGTGTTCTTTTTACCTTCTGTCAGTGGGCATAACCATCCACTATTTACATCACTTAGCTGATGCGTTCTTTCCTCGTGCTTCTCCTGCCACAATGCTTTTCCGCCAGCCTTTATGATGGCTCTTTCAACATCCCGCTCGTATCGCAAGGGCTGAAATACGTCATTAATGAAATATTCGCTTATGTCCGGAAGCGATACTGCAAAATTATTTGTTTGTTGCGCCGTCCTGCTATGCAGCAAAGCGGCATACTTTAATGCGTCCTGTGCTTTCTGGAATTTAAGTGCATAGTCAGTGGCGATTTTTTCCAGTTCAGCGATGCGTTTTTTTGCTGTTTCCAGTTCATCCAGCAGTGCCAGCATGTCTTCCGGTCCAGCCAGAATTCTGAAGGTGTTGATCGCGTCAATATCCACACCGTAATCTTTAAGTTCCTGTTCGCTTAACAAATCATCATCAACTGGCAATATTAACAGGCGTTCCATTGCCGGAATTGCACGTTCTGCTGCCATTTGTAGTGCCTGATAGTCAATTTTGCTCACTGGCTGCCTCCTTTGCGAAGCTCTGCGGCGAAATATACAGCTGCGGAAACAATAGCTGCATGTCGGTATTCATCATCAGAAAATAAAGAATCTCCCTTAAGTGCATTGACGATACTCTGATGATTTTTTGCCAGCATCTCCACGCCCTGCGCCCGTACTTCAGCCAGAAAAGCGTCGGTGGCTGGGGTTTGTGGCATTCCTCCGTCTGTTGCGCAGATATACGCGTCAGATATTTCATCCTGCTCTCCATCAAATACATAGCAACTGCCCCTGATAAACAGCTTCATTGCGGCATTCTCCGCTGCCAGCTCCGTGAAATTAGCCTCCAGCTCTGCAATGCGTTTGCTTTGGGCTTCTCGTTCATCCAACAGAGCCTGCACTACTTCAGGGTTGAAAGCTGCGATATAACGAGCGTTGTTCTCTGCGTTTTTCTGTTCGTCGAATCCAGGCCAGTCGACAATATCTCCGTGATGATTATCTCCTGGTGTGTGCACGGCGTACGTGCCGTATTTGCCCGGCGAAATAAATGCGACCCATTCGCCCTGTGTTGCCTGTTTTGCTAACTCACGCAGTGCCTGATAGTTGATTTCGCTCATTAAGTCGGTCTCCTTGTTTATGTTCTGAGGTGGAGATCAGGGCGAACTCGCCCTGACGTTGTGTTATTCGGGAAATAACGCCCGGATATTTCCGGCCATCTGACTGGTTATCTGTGCGGTTGGTGCTGGCTGTGGCACGGGGCGTTCTGTCCTGGTTTGTGTCACTGATAACGCCTCGCCATCAGCCCATGCAGCCAGTCGGTAAGCCTCTGCCGGATTCATTTTCAGAAGTGCCAGCCCGGCCAGAAAAGCCACGCGTTGGCCGCTTTTGCGGGCTTCTGGTGTAAGGCTGTCCAGCCAGGCGCATGCTTCGCTTTCGTTCTTGACGGCGGCGGGCTTCAGATAGAAACTTATCCGTCTGGTTGGTGTCGTCATTGGTTTACTCCTTGTCCATTGCGTACAGCCCATTAACCAGAGCAAACTGTGGCACCCCGTCCGCGATGAAAGTCGCATTAACTCCGCAGGCTTCGCGGATAGCGGGTGCCACAATCTCCGCCCCGCCACCGACAACCATCACCCGCCCGTAACCCGAAAAACCCGCCAGTGCGCGGATCACGCGTTGTTTCAGTGTTTCTTCCTTTTCACGAATAACCGCCATCAGGCTGGCGTAATGCGCGTCATTGTGGATGTGCTGGCGCAGCCAGGCTTCATCATGGCGATGTTCGATAATGGTATTGGCGATGTGGTGGCTGGTACGCATACCGTTAGTAGCCATCACCGACAGTACGGCATCGGCCATCAGGGAAACGCCTACGTGTGGATCGCAAAACACCTGGCTGATACCTGCCAGTTGTCCCTGAACCTTTGCCACATCCAGCGTGGTTCCGCCTAAATCCACAATCAGCAGGGATTCAAACGGACTCATGTCAGCCAGTGCTTTAAAGCCAGCCGGAATGGATTCAGGCATAACCCGTACGTTACGGATAGTGAATGCTTTGCCGTTCTGGTACTCCACCGGGCGCATAACGTTCGCTTTTTTGCGGTTGATGTTGGCCATGTCCGGCTGTGCGTTTGTGTCGAAATATTCGCTCAGTGGCAGGGTGACAACCACATCCACTTCCTGTGGTGTGATGCCTGATTTGACCAGCGCGTGGTGAATGGCGATTACATTCACATCGCTGTACTGGTATTGCGTGTCGGTCGTCTGGACAAAGCGATCGCTGACCGGATCAAAACCATAGCGCACGCCATCAAGCATGTAGTTCGCGGGCTGCGTGCCACCGAACGGCGCAGACCATTCCGACTTGAAACTGTTCGGGCTGATGGCGTTGCGGCGTTCGCCGTTCTCAGTCCATGCCAGCTTGATGTTGGTGGAGCCGTCGTCGATACAAATTTTCATGTCGCTTTTCCTTATGTTGATTAATTAATCGTTTACGGGATTTTCAAATCCCGCTTTTGCCTGTTTTGTGCGCACTTCATGTTTTATGGCGCGTTTTTTGCTCATTTACGAGATTTGTGAGTCCCGTTTCTGTCTGTTTTTTGTTTCCACTGGTCAGGCTACCCCGCAGCAGGTCTGCTTTGCGGTGGGCGCGTTCAGTGGTTTCACTGATTCTCTGTGCGTGCTCTGTGTCACGGATGGCGCGCAGCATGTCAGAAAGCACGGTAACGGGGGTTTTCATGGTGTTCTGGTCCTGCTGAAGTGTGGATGCCAGACGTGCGGCGGCTTCGGGGTCTGATGCCCCCAGTTGTTCCAGATAGCTGGCGACCGGGTTATGGCGGATCTCTGTGCTGCTTACGCCGTGATTACGGCTCAGGCGCTGCCAGAGCTGCGTGATTCGGCTGTCCGGGCGGGTATCCGGTTTGCGTACAATTTCAAATCCCTGCGGTGCAATGATGCTGCCGTCAACGTACAGGCTGCCGCCCCGTAACAGGTGCTGCATCTGCTGTTCACCGATATGCAGGCCGAGAGATTCGGCAGATTCCCGCCATTCTTTAGCGAGTAATTCGTGGTTATCAGGCAAAGGCCGCTGCTGTTTGCGGCTCTGTGTCCAGCTCTGCATTTCATCACTGCTGTTTTTTGCCTGTTTGTCACGAAGCCGAAGCGAACGCATCAGCGCCCGGCGTTCGTGCCGTTTCAGTGAGCGCATCCATTCGTTCACTTCAACGCCGTCAGGGAGCTGCGGCCACGGTGCTGGCCGTTCTTCCGGCTGTTCTATCCCGTTGTTGTCCGTTTCCTGTACACGGGGACAGTTATTGCCACGAGTCCAAGGGGCGGCAGGGCCGCCCTGAAGGTCAAAACCATTTTCGCGGGCGCTGTCTTCCGCTTCCGGTTTGCGTCTTACCAGCTTCCAGTTATCCGGATGCGTGCACACACGGGAGGATTCCCCGATGAGTGGCGACCAGATCCCGTAAATCTGTACGCTCTGTTCGCCGTAATCGTTCAGCTCATCTGCGAGGTCGTAGGCGGTGCGAATCAGGTAGTCTTTGCGTGGAACAAGTACGCCGCCCTGTTTCTCTATGTAGGTGGCAAAACATCCGGCATCAGCGGCAGCAAGAACCGCATCCATTGCGTCATCCTTCAGCCGTTGCGGGCCTTCGGGGTTGCGTGCCATCTGGCTGGCAAGGCGACGCAGTTCACGCCACACCTGACGGGAGGGGATACCAAAGAACTGGAACTGGCGGACCCGGTGAAGGCGCGCCCAGCCGATGGCGCGTTCCACGCTCTCGGCCATTGATTTTCCGGTTTCGTGGTCAACGCGTGGTTTGCCCGTTTTCGGGTCGATGCCATCCACGGCGCGGCTGTCCAGGTTCTTTCCGATGTAGGTGGCGATGTAGCTGGTTGGCGTGCCTTTTGAGCCGTCGACATACTCCACCTTAAAGCGCGGAGTAATATCATTGCCCAGCTCGTGGCGGTCTTCCTGAATGGCAATATCGCGGGTGATGGCCACGATGCTGTCGATTTCTTCCGGATGAGCAAAGACCATCATATGCCAGTGCACGGTGCCGTCATGGTGAGGCTCCACCGTGCGGATGCCATACCAGCGCAGGCCGTCGCGGTTCAGTTTCTTGCGGACCGCCGCAAAAAACGTGTTAACCAGGTAATCGCTGGAGTCGCGCATGGTGGCCCCGTTCCATTTGGGGTTCGGATGACCGTTCTCCGTTGTTGCGTGGTATTTTGACGGGCAGGTGACAGTCAGAAACACCGCTCTGTCGCCACGGGCTTCGGCCAGAAGTTCCAGTCCCTTCATGGTGGCCATCATTTCTGCCTTACGGTGAACCGGGTTACTTACTCCCGCGTAATACACTGTCTCGAGATCAATCGTGAAGCCGTCTTCGTTTTCCAGTTCGAAGCTCTTCAGGAAGTCGCGGGTTTTCTCGCGCTGTGCGCGAAACTCGCTTAACGCGTCCTGGCTCAGATAGGGTGATGTTTTTCTGGAAACCAGACAGGCGGCGCGGAGTTGTTCTTCTCTCCACTCGCAACGTAACAGCCACAGTTTGCGTTTCCACCATTCCGCACAGGTCAGGCGAAGGATTGCGCCCGGCAGCAGCTCCGTGTCCGGTTCGTTCCTCCGGTCTTTGTCTGTTGTCAGTGCGTCATAATGTGGAGGCATGGCGTGCAGGTGTAACGCCATGCGGGCCAGCATCTGATACGCCTTCAGCGTTACATCCATGGTCAGTTCGCCATCAGTCGCGCCAAAGCCATCGCAGAGTTTTTCGAAGGTGCTGCTGAACATCGCCGCCGTCATGGTGGCCAGCGTCTGTATCTGGTGCTTGTTGAGCTGCGGCAGGTAAAGCAAATCATCCAGGCGTTCGCGTCCGGCAAGGGAGCGATAACCCGGTGTCAGCCAGCGGTGGTCGGTGCGGTCCAGACGTTCGAATATTTTGCGCAGGGTTCCGCGCGCGTAGCGTTCAGCCTGCCAGCTCTTTTTGCCTTTCCGGCGATCGACTTCCTGTTTTTTGCGCAGGAAGGAGAGGTGGCGAATAAGCGGATCGCGCAGATAGGACGGCAGCAGGCGCAGCGAGGCCATGGCTTCATCCACCGCGCCGCGTGCCTGTTTTCTGGCGTCTCCTGCCAGTGTGATGGTTTTGTCCTGTTTTTCCTGTGCATCCAGGCTTTTATTAATCAGGTTGCCCAGCGGCGTGGCGGAGAACGCCGCATCAGCCATTTCCTGGCGGCGCTCGTTCTCTGCCCGGTAGGCATCCAGCCAGGAGGAAAGCGCAGATTCAGGAACGGGGATCCCCGTTCCTTCACGTCCCACTGCGTGGCGCGGTTGTTGCCAGTCCCTGATGTACTCTGCCGTCATAGTGATTTACTTCGTCATGCCATTCAGGGTGTCGCGGCAGACGGCAGCCAGCCGCTGAATTTCCAGCACGGTGTCTTCTGTGTCGGCATGGCGATGTGTGATGCGGATGCTGTCGGCAATCACATCGACAATTGCAGAGGATGGGCGCTGGTAAATGCCAATAACGGACGGGGTGCCACCTTCAATGCGGTAAAGCCTGTAATTTCCCTCGTGGCTGTCAATCATGTAGCGACCATCAATAACAATCTTTCCGTCAGCGAGCTGCGGTACAGGCAGGGATTTCAGGTACATGTCATAACGATCACGCACGCGAGCGGCAAGATCACGTTCTGTGTTGAGCAGGTATTCAAGAAAGTCGTTGGCGAGAATCATTGCGGCAATCCTCTTGTTACAGATGTGCGAAGGCCTCCCGCCGCAAGGTGCAGGAAAGGTCCGGAACAGGAATTAATGGAGTTTGTTTTGCTGCTGGATGAGCTGTTGAAGCTCGCGCAGATCATCCGCCAGATAGCTGAAAACAGCGGATGAATAGAGGTTTGAAAGTTCGCAGCTACGCTCATGCAGCATATTGATGTGCATGATTTTAGCGACGCGGAATGCGCGGGAAAGTCTGCGGTTGATTTCAGTCTGGATGTGACGACGCTCCGCGATAGTGCGGTGCTGTTTGCGGTTTGCCATGATATGTGGCCTCTTGTAGTAAGTTGTGAAAACTCACCATCCAGAGCTGCGAAACTGTGGGTGGCGAGACGTACGAGGTTCGCAGTACCGGCTACAAGAGATCCCGGCCCGACCGAAGTCGGCCCCGTACGCCCCGCCATAATTCTGACGCGAAAAAAACGTGGCAATACAGTACGCACAAAAAAACCGCTGGCGCGGTTGTGCGCTCTTGTAGTCAGCAGGCTGCGAAACCCGGCACCCGTTTTATGAGGTGCAGCGGAAATGTAACCTGACTGATTGCGGCATGGCAAGCGGTTTTTTTGTGTGTGCATGCTCTGGTTTCTTACTGGTTCAGAAAAAAATCAAAAACCTTGTCAATACGTTGCAGCAGCTCTTGCTGTATTGCTTCCGGCGTTTCCGGTTCGCCTGGCACCTCCAATGTCGCGCAGAAATCAGCGATTTCATGATGGAGCGTCAGGCGAATGGCAGGAGCCGTGGTTCTGGCGTGCTCCAGCTCATCCAGCAATGCCAGCGCAGCAGACGGCGAGAGCATTGCGCGAAATGCCAGTAATTTTTGAGGTGTTGCCATTCGTTGCAGGGCAAATGCCAGTTCGCGTAGCTTCTGGTGGTTGATGGTGCTCATGTTCTGGCTTCCTTCAGTAGCTGGTTAAACATGTGAGTAAGTGGATTGCTACACCCGAACGGCATCGGGTTTACGTGGTAAGAAGCCTGGCCTCCAGTTTTGCGAGCGCGACCACCTGTGCTGCGGTTTGTTCTGATGACTAAGCCGCCGCGCCAAAGTTGGCGTAACTCAGCATTAATGGCTGTGGTTGGAGTATTCAGTGCTGCGGCGATCTCTCCGCCGCTACACCCCGGATGAGTAGCGATGTAGTCCAGAATGGTCATCTGCGTGGCTCCTGTACCTGTCGGATAAGGTTTACCCGCGCCACATTAGTGGCGCAGAAGTAAGTGCCGTCAGTGAGGTAGATGTGGTGTGCATCCTTTTCCGAACGATGTTTGTCGATAGTGGTAATCAGGCGTTCGTCGACCTCGTATTCGCGCCCTCTGGAGGTAAAGCGAACGACGGGAAAATGCTTAATTGCCATTGCGCCCCCTTTGTCCAGTAACTCTATGCGTTAAATACGGTGCACTGTGCGTCATCAATGAATGCGACTTGAGAGCGCTCTATCAGGCGGAGATTTGTCAGAATTTCTGATTCCCTTATGGGGTGAGGAGTGATCAGGTATTTATCCTGTAACCCGGCGATAATGGTGTATCGCTGTAGCTCCGAGCCAATTGTGTAAATAAGGCGTCCGGTGTTAGACAAATCCAGTCCGGTGACTGGTTGTGTTCTGAGAACCGCCAGTTCAGCATCCTGTTTTGCGATAATTTCGGCTGCTTCTGCCGTGACTCTTGCGACTATCAGTGTGTGGGTTGCGACGTCCATATGATTATTTGCTATGGCTTTTTCGCTACTTCGTTTTCTGTCTTTGAAATTTCTTTCAGTGCTCTGATGATACCTTCTTCTTTTGCGTGCATTTTTGTATCTCCGTTATTTGCGTGTGCGAATACCTCCGTTAATACGGATGGTTTTCACGTTTTCTTATTTAATTTGATGTTTTATTTGTATCGTTATTCACCAGTGAAAAAACGTTCAATCTTTTTTACTGAATGAATAATTCGCATAATTCCAATGGCGCAGGCCACCGAAATAATCAGAACAAGCCATGAGATAAATATACTCATGCGATATTCCCCAGCTTATACGGTTCAATATGTTCCCCGCATTCTGCGGCACAGATCAGCTCGGAAAGTTCGTTAAGTGCATCCAGATCATCAGCGTAAAAAGCGACGTCATACAAACTCCGGATTGCCCTGGTCAATGAGTCACGGGCTGCACGTTCAGCATGAGCGCCTGATGCACTTAAGCGAAAATAAAATCGTTCAAGTGCTTTGTTAATGAGAGTTTTATATTCTTTGCCCATCGCAACGCCCTTTAATCTGCTTTCTGAATTTCAGCTTCTGAATCCATACAAATAATTTCGATATATGGTTTATCGCCATTAACCTGACGTGCCTTTTCAGCTTCGCTAATGATTTCTCGCACGGTCTGGTACGGAAGCTCCACAGTCAGGCGCGTACCGTTCAGATAAACGTAAGTAGCTGCGTTTTTTTCGGATGGAACAACTCCGTCAATGGCTGATGCGCGTAATAACAGTTCACCGCGAAAATCAATAAAACGGATAAATACACCTTGTGCATGCTCTTTGGTCATAAAGCACCTGTTATAAATCAGCCTGTTTAATAAAACTTTGCCCACGAAGCAGACGATCAACCGTGCGAAGTGCTTCGTATAATGTGAAATCCTGCCCGAATTGATTGTCGCCGCAGCTCAATGCAAAAATGCGGTTTCCGGTAAACGGATTGCGTGGGCATTTGTGGACCACGATTCCAGCTTTCTCAATCAGCCAGGCATGCTCGCCGATTTGTTTTACTGGGTAGCCATCCGGCGTTGCGTGTGTATCACTCAGGCTGTAGCGGATGTTGCTGCGTGATGCACTGGTAGCGAAACGGTTAGCGTGGCGTTCAGCACCATTACGAAAGCGTGAATTACGTTGCTGTTTCATATCAAAACTCCCTGCATCTCATGCAGCAAAATTAAGAAAGCCTAATCCCAAATCTTCCGCCAGCTTCTTGGCTTTCTTAAGCCAGTGATTGCGCCAATCTTTACGCTCAGGAGGAAGCTGTTTCGTTGCGTCATAGACCATTTCGAGCCACTCATTCCAAAGGATGAGAAGACGGCGCGAACTCCCTTCCTCGCCTAAAACCTCGCGCTCAGTAGTTAGAGGGATGAGTCGACGCTCTACCAACTTTCTTACGGCTGATTCGGTCTTACCTGTGCGGCGGGAAAACTCATCGACGGTGATGGGGTCTGGGATCTTAAACAATGCCCTCAATAGTTCTTCATTCATGTGATAATCTCCCTGTTTGGGGTATTTCTTGCGACGGATGCCCCAAATCAAACTCATTTGTATAAATATTAATACAGGCGTTGGAGAATTGCAACATGCGTATGACTATTGGAGAGCGCATAAAAATCATGCGTGAAAGCGAGAGACTTACTAGCCTCCCGGATACAGCAAAAATGCTTGGTTTAAACCGTGATGCTCTGTGGAGATATGAAAGCGGTAAAACTATCCCTAATGCTGAAGTAATTGAGCAAATACTAAACAACCCCAGATTTGAGAAATATGCGTTGTGGTTTATGACTGGGAAAATTGCGCCTGAATCCGGGCAGATAGCTCCGGCTCTCGCACACTATGGGCAAGAGCCAACGGACTTACCCCCATCCGAAAGGAAAATTGGCTAACCCTTTATTATTCTTACGTTTTACAAACTGGAAATGTCTTTCCTCGTTTCACCGGAGGGCTTGCCAATGGCAATTAAAGCGCTCGATGGTGGACGGTATAAAGTGGATGTTAGACCGCGTGGCCGAAGTGGACGTCGGATTCAGCGGATTTTTAAGAAAAAGGCAGATGCAGTGGCCTTTGAGCGTTATGTTCTCAGCCACATGCACGATAAGGAATGGCTTGAAAAGCCAACAGAGCAACGTCATCTCTCAGATCTGCTTCCGTTATGGTGGGAATTGGGTGGACGCAATAAGCCATATGCTAACGGCGTTCTAACCAGGTTGAAAAAAATCATCAAAGAAATGAATGATCCAAGGGTTAGCCAGATTAATGCTCGTTTCATGGCCGCTTATCGAAGCTCCCGTTTATCCTTGGGAGTAAAAGAGTCTACTGTTCGGCGTGATGAGTCGGATCTCGGAGGAATGTTTACACTCCTGGCAAATGCCGGGGAATTTCACGGAGAAAATCCGCTCCGCGCCCTCCCCTCTTTGAAACGAAAATCACCCGAAATGACGTATCTCACCACGGAAGAAATCGCCAAATTACTGGATGCAGTAAGCGGTGATGCCCGGCGGATTACGCTACTTTGTCTCAGTACTGGGGCGAGATGGGGAGAAGCGAAAAATCTGCGCGCGGAACACATCATCAATAATCGCGTGACGTTTAACAAAACTAAAAACGGAAAAGTTCGAATTATTCCTGTCTCTGATGAAGTTGTTAGTGAGATCAAAACAAAGAAATCCGGCCTTTTGTTTGACGTCAATTATGAGGAATATCGCAAGGTGCTTCGCAGTGTTAAGCCAGACCTACCAAAAGGACAGGCTGTACATGTTCTACGCCATACCTTTGCTGCTCACTTTATGATTAATGGAGGAAATATACTTACGCTCCAGCGAATTATGGGGCACGCTACGATCCAGCAAACTATGACCTATGCGCACCTCGCTCCTGATTTCCTCCAGGATGCAATTTCACTTAATCCGTTAAAAGGAGGCATCCACATTTCATCCACATAA